TTTTCATAAAAACCATACATACGTAAGTCTCTTAGAGGGCCCTCAGAAGCAAACGCAATATTATTTTCGTCTAATCCTGAAAGTCCAGCTACGCCAACACCTATGCCATATGTTGTATTAAGTGAGATACCAATTTTCACAAATGTACTTCCAGATAATTCATAAACAGACAATTTATGGTTTTGATTCTCATGAAAAGCAATTTTGTTTGTTCCTGGAAAACTTGTTATAACAGCAACTCCTGCATCTGTTGGAATTAACAAAGAAGCAGTCTCAGACCAAGACAGAGTAGAATAAGACCACTCATAAGCCTTCAAGGTATCACTTATTAGTTCATAAATAACAACATGAGTTGAATCAATAGCTGTCATTGATGATGAGCTAGAAAACCCTGATAAATATAAAGGATTACCGATGGAAGAAACAGAAGAACCTGAAAACTCATAGGTAACTAAGTTGTTTGTACTACTTTCTAAAAAAGCGAAATGTGTTGAATCAAGCCCAGCAAGACGCGGATGGGTTACTACTGATAATTCAGGTGATGCATATGACTGGGTCCAAAGGGATCCATCAAAATAAGCTGACATCAAAATAAGCTGAATAAAATCTTTTTTCTATTCCTCCAATAAAAATAAAATAATCTGTATCAGGTAAATGTGTAAACCCAAAATTACCACCAATATCTATTACAGATTCATCCTCTCCACTAGGATAACCAAATCCATGTTTTATAGAATTCCCAATATCAGCATTTGTAATTTCAGCATTTGTAATCACCGCATCATCAATATCAGCATTTGTAATTTCAGCATTTGTAATTTCAGCATCATCAATATCAGCATCAATAACGTTTATTTTAAGAGTCTTCCCATCATCACCAACGCCAACAAACCTATTATGTATCTGCGTTATCTCTTCATCATCAAGCGCCTGGATCTCATCAAACAAATACAAATTACCATCATCATCAAGCCATCCGTTGTATTCATCGTTCCAATCAACGCCTGATAAATCAGCTACATATTCGGCAGACGCTGTACTTCCGGCAGGTGTTATCTTGACATAATTTGTTTCCGATCCAGATATAGCCGTGTCAGTATTAGCGTGATAAATCGCGCCTCCAATCTGAAACACGGATCCTTTAACAATACTACCGCCAACGATGCGAAGTATCGGACCGTTGTTCCCCAGGAACAACATCGTTATTAAATTCTGTGTTCTTGTCCAGTCAATATCTGATGTAGGCGGATCACTCGCCGCTGTTTTTAATACTAATGACATTTAACGTGCCTCCCTGAAATTCATATTAAAACTATATAGGTTCCCGTCTTTACTTGTAGCCGGTACAGCCCTTATTTCACAATACATCGGCAGCTTAAAGCTATGGTTTTTTTCAGTAACATCAACCCAGACTTTACCACCGATTCCAACAGATAAATACTGTTCCCATATCTCTTTTACAATATCTCTTTTAACTCCGTAAAAATTATATGATTCATCGCGGAGAGGTTCAATAAAAGATTGCAACCGCTGGCCATAAACTGAACCATCTGATTGTGAGTTATCTTCAAACCCTTCGGAAATAACACCTACCGGATCAGGCATTTTATATCCAAGTCCTACGCCGATGCCTCCAAGATAAATCGGATTTTCTTCACCGTAAACATACAGCGTCAAAACATTGACACCATCTTGAATACCATCAAAATAAATAGCATCCATGCTTTCAACGTCTTCAACGATTCCGATATAGTCGCCGTCATCTGTTACTATTTCATCGCCTGTTTCCGTGGCCTCTATATCATCCATGGAACCATGAGCAATAGCGCCGGTATCAGTTATGGCAACAATGCCGGTAATATTCGTATAAGAGAAAAACAAGGAGTCTATCGCTTCAGGATCATCAAACGTTATTGTTATAACAGCAGAGGGAGGATCAAGAGAATCTTCTTGCCAGCGCTCTTCTATAAACTGACTTACTAAATTATCAGCTGGATAATTCTCTATTTTATTTTCACTGGATATAGTAGCTCGTTTTGCTGCGTTGTCAAATAATATTTTCATCTCATACCTCTTGAAAGCAGCTTAAAGCGTACCTTACCACCGTCGATATAGTCAACAACTTCTTGCGCCTCTGCCCGTCCATCTTTTTCAAAAATAATAGTCATAGTCTGGCCTCTTCCCTGACTACCTCCATTTATCATAAGCCCCAGCTCTCGCATTTGATCCCGCGTGAAAACACCTTCACCGGAATTAGCTCTTATCATCACCCTGTCACCATTATAACTAGAACCCGGAACTATACCGCCGGTCTGGAAACTCGGAACAGGAGGAAGAGGCGCGGCTTGTATTTGAGTTATCAGTGTGTTAAACATATCTTTAATATCGCGGTCACGATGATTAACATGAACATCCCACCAAGATAATTCAGACAACGCCCGCTCTTTATTTATTTTAGCAGTAAGAACAGCCGATGCTTTATCGGCGACAGCTTTGTCATAGTCCCATTTTGCCATCGCTTCTTTGTACTGTTTTTCAGCTTCTTCTTTTTGTTTCTCAGCATCAAGTTCAGCGTCAAGGATTTCTTTAATTCTTTCTTTTTCACCTTCAGTTAAAATCTTCCCAGACTGTTCTGCCTGGTCTAATATGTTTTTATAAATAGCATCATATGTTTGTTCATACGATCCTTCTATTATTCCAAGTTCAATTAAAAACAGTTCTGTTTCTTCGCTTAACGTTTGCCGTAAACCTTCTATTCTTGCTGATCTTATTTTTTCTATATTGCTAATAGTTTCTTGATATTCAAAATCAAGCGCTTTTTTCCGGTTGCTTAATTGCTGTTGTAAAATATCAGCTTCAAGAGATTTTATCTGTTCGTAAAAAGCCTTTGCTCTTTCGCCGTTTAGATCAAAGAAACTTATTACCGCACTTACGGTGCTAGCGACAGCGCCAACAACTTGTAATACAGCTGCGGCTTGTGTTGCGCCTGCGGCCCTTGCTATATCAGCGGCCTCTTTTGCCTTATTCCCTATCTCTGTTAAAATATCATCGACTTGACCAGTCGTAAGTACAGACACAAAATTAACAAACGATTCAGCCATGTTTTCAATAGACGCAACAGTATTTCCAAACTCTTCTGCTGAAACATCACCGAAAAGAATTACTTGTTTTTGCGCCTCTTGCAGAGCATCATAATATTCATCTATAAGTGTTATTAGTTCTTCGTTTCCCTCTGCGCTAACAGTAGCCTTTTCTCTTTCTTTTTCTATCAGCTCCGATTCAGTAGCTGACAATTCAAATAATCTATTTTGATAAGTTGCAATCCCAGCTTCTATACGTTTTTGATGTGCTTCCTGTTCTTCTCCAGATGTTTTGTTTTGTTTTGCAGCTTCCTCTTGTTTTTTTATTAACTTGTTTATCATATCTATCGCGTGTTTCATTGCGATATCACCGAGCTGTACTTCGGTAACCATTTCACCGGCAGCATCACGCCAGGTCTTTTTAACGAGTTCCCCGGTATATCCGATTTTAGCTAACGTTTCCGCTTCTCTTCTATACGCTGCTATTATTCTGTCAGTCGCTTCCGCTCTGCTGAGTAAACCAGCATCTGATAACCTGTTGGTAATATCAATAGATTCCTGTCTGATATTTTCGGCGGCTATTCTTCTGGCTGTTACTTCATTTACCCGTTCTATCTCCGCAACTTTTTCCGCTTCAGCTCGCAATTCTGCTTCTTCTTTCTGCTCCCGTTCTGCGTCAAGTTGTTCTTTTCTTTCTCTATGCTGATCGCGTTTAAGATTTAATATGTCTTGTTCTTCCTGCTTGCGCTCAGCAGCAAGATCACAAGCCATACGCATTTCGTTAAGCTGGCTTCTAAACTCGCCAGTTATATTTTTATTAGCAAGCCCTATTGCTATAATCTGTTCGTTTGTAAGCTCCATGTTTTCAGCAAGTGCAGCAACTTGTGTATTTGCATCACTAAACTCGCCAGCGAATGAACCACGAAGTAATGCATCGCTGATCGCTTCTATTTCTTTATCTGCAAGACCTAGTTCATTTTTTAATACAGAGACTTCACGTACAACCTGTGCAACGTTTTCATTTGTAGCGCCGAGATATTCAGCGGTTTCTATAAGCGCTTGCATTTCTTCATCTGATAATTCAAGTTCATGTTGCAAGGCGTTTATTTCACGAACAAGAGGTTTAACATCTTCGCCTTTAGCCCCAAGTTTTTCTGCTGTTCTGACAAGTTCATCCATGCGTTCAATTGATATATCAAGCTCTGTTGCTAGGTCTCCGAACTGTTCTGTTATATCTTCGATGCGTGCTTTTTTTATCGCTCCTGATATCCCACTAACAGCCGCGACAACAGCGGCGACCCCTGCAATAACCAACCCTACCGGTCCAAGCAAAAAAGCAAACGCACCGCCAAGCAGCGTTACTGCCGTACTTGCGGCCATAACAACTGGTACACCTATTGCAAGCGCACCGATAAAAACTTTAATTGGTCCAGGAAGACTATTAACGCCGCGCATAAATGCCGTGATTATATCTACACCAGTACGCAACGCAGGCGCAAATTCTTTCACAAAAGAGATAGAAACAGCTTCGGCAACAGATTTCAACTGATCAAGACTACCCTGCAAAGTATCCATCTGTATTTGTGCTGCTTCCGCTGCAGCGTTTGTTCCAGTAACTGCATCGGTGTATTCTTGTATTCCAGATCTACCGGCTTCTAGTAGAGTCAACAAGCCTGGGCCAGCTTCTGTCCCGAAAGCGCTTATTGCTTCTCCTGCGGTCAAGTTTGCTTCTGATAATGTTCCTATGACATCTATTAAGCTGTTTGACGTAGGATTAAGTTTTTCTAAATCAAGGCCAAGCTCCTGTAATTTTTTGGAAACAGGTCCAGTGGTATCCGCTAATTGTGATAATACGTTTCTTAAAACAGTGCCCGCTTGCTCACCCCTGAAACCCGCATTAAATAAAGCCTGTAAAGCTCCCGTTGTTTCTTCTATTGATAATCCAAGACTGCCCGCAACAGGTCCAACCTGCCTAAATGCAGCGGATAATTTTTCCATGTTTGCTTGGCTATTTGCAATCGCTGCTGAAAAAACATTAGCAACACGGGAAGACTCTTCTGCCTCAAGAGAAAATTGAGAAACAGCAGCGGTCAATGTTTGAGAAGTAAACGCAAGATCAGATTGAGTAGCCGCCGCAAGATCAAGCACACCATCAAGAGCGGCTATAGATTCTTTTGAATCAAGACCCGCGGAAGCCAGAGCATAAAGCGCGTCAGCCGCCTGGCTTGCGGTAAACCTTGTTGTTTCACCAGCTGATGCGGCAGCTTCTTCGAGTGCTGCAAATTCGGCAGGTGTGCCCCTTGCAACAGACTGAACGTTAGCAAGAGATTGTTCAAAACTTGCGAATGAATTTATACTTGATTTTATAGCAACAGTAATTCCCGCAAGAGCGGCAACACCTGCAAGATTTATTTCACTAAAACTTTTTTTAGTTTTTGTTTCAGTGTCTTTAGTTGATTTTGTAATTCCTTGACCCATTTTATCATATTCAGCTGTAACTTTATTTATATCGCCTTTGAGCTTTTCGAGTTGGATCCTAACGTCTGAATAAATTGTTCCAGCATCAACGGCCATGGTTATCCCTTTCAGCTTCTTTATCAAGTGCCCTTAATATTCTTGCCCGACGGTTGATATCTTCAACAAAAAGTTTATCACCTGGCCAACGTTCAAAACGCCCCCCAATATGATCAGCGGGATTATCATTACCAAGCTCTGCCATAACCGCGGCATTCCGAAGAATATCTTCTGATACTTTTTTTATATCAGTTTTGCTATATCCAAGCGCATAGCCTTCAATAAATGCGGTAAACTCAGGCGGCAAAGGCATGTTTATTTTTATTTCAAGAATAGATATTTCATCTTCTAGCTTTGATCTTGCTGGGCCTGCTTTTAATTTCGCGGCCATTTCATCGAGTTCTTTTAATCGTTCTTTTATTTCATTTATTTTTTCGTATGATGTTACAACGGAAATTAAATCTTTATAGGACGGCTTAACAAGAGACGCTTCTACAATTTTATGCTGAAGCAAAACATATTCGCGCATTTTACGCAGGCTTATTTTTCCGTCTTTTATCGCTCCATGAAAATCATTGATCATAGAAAAATCACCAATAGACTGACAGTCTATATGTGATAATTCGCGAACCATCACGGGAATTTCTGAATTAAAAAAGGGAGCCATAAGTATCGGGTACTTTGCTGCTTCTGCTGCATCTAATGATTGTTCTATATGCATTGGCCCTCCTTTTTATTAGTAGGGACAGGACTCGAACCTGTGACCTCCGGGTTATGAGCCCGACAAGCTGCCAACTGCTCTACCCTACTATAAATAAACCGGGCTTGCGCCCGGATTTAATTAAACGTTTGCAAGATCCAGTGCTTCGTACTCTTCAATAGTAAGCTGAGCCTTTGCAAAATCTGCCTGCATAACATCAGTATCAGGATCAGTATACGGAACGCCGGTAAACGAATAATTTCCGTCCTGGAAATTACGTTCTCTGACTGAATCGCCGGAAGGGGATCCTTTGCAATTACGATGTAGATATCTTACATAACCGGTATGATCGCCCTGGTTGTTTGTGCCCTTTCGATACTGATATGAATACATTTCAGCAATGAAAGAAACAAAATCTTCGCCGGGAAGCTGGGCTTCATATTCTCCGTCTTCGTTTGTATTTCCGCCCTTCATGAGGACAAGAAGTTCCCAGTCATCGGCGGTATCAACGAAAGTAACATTCGAACCCTTGCGGTATCCGTCCGTTTGTATTTCGGTATCAAGGCCCTTTGCATCGGTTGTACTGATTGTTTCAGATTCTTTTACAATCGGACTGACTGTTATAGTCCGCTCGGTATCGACTTTAACAATCTTCATACCGAATCCCTGACCGAACATCGAGATTTTAGCCCCAGCACCATAGAGCTGTACCCGATCAGGCACGTCAGTTGTTAAAGTTGTTGCAACTTTAATTCTACCAGTTGAATCGACTGAAGCATCAAAATCCAACGATTCATCAGTAAACTCAACATCAAGAGCTGTCGCAAGTTCTGCCGGAGTTACAGCCGATGTATCTAACGCGGCAGATACATCAACGCGAAGGTCAACTGCATCATCACTATCGACCTTGATAGTGAATGGAATTTTAGTTGGATCAGTAAATCCGGAAAAATCGAATGGACCAATACCGCCAACAAGATTGTCTGCTGCCGGTGTGGATTTGTCATCGTTCCTCGGAGTGAACAAAGCCATGACGGAACCAAACGTGTATCTAGTTCCTGAGCCGTCTCTAAGCGCCATAAACGCCTCCTCTAAATAAATAGTTGGGGGACTAGGAATCTACGTTCCATACTTATCGTCCCGTCATCATTACTGTCGATTATTTCACCATATTCAGATTCTTGCAATAGCGTGTTTCTATTGCTGTGTCTGTCAACCGCGGAATAATTTGACAAAAGATCAGGCACCGTCTTAAAAGCATAGTCTTCTAAAAAAGTTTGCTGCCCTGGCTGCATGTGAATAAAGATGCGATAGATTCTCCCACGATCTAAAGGATCCTTTTCAGGTCTAACAACAATATAGGGGGGGGCAAGAGTATTTGCATTCCCGTAGGGTACAACATTTTTTATAAGGCCTGTCTTCAACTGGGCAATGATTCTTGTTATCACAATGAAATAATAGCACGACTGTTATTTTCTGTCCACACACAAGCGCGACATGGCGTTTTATTAGAAAAAACATATAGAAATACATCTTACATATAGTGTCGCCTTAAAAGCCCGCTATTTGTCTATGTAATTACATATATTATATAGATTTATGGAATCTGTACATTGTAAAGTGTTGACAAGAGTTGGTATACACTATATATAGCGTAGTTAGGTATAAAAATAGCCTTTTTTAACACTATCAATATAGTTTTTTAACAGCATCTATAAACATAGGCGCATATTTACCCATGATATGTATAATAGATTGATTTTGACCATTATTAGCAAGCTCAAGATAAGGACCATATTCAACGGCATGAGCCATAAGAAAACCAACAGCATCGCCATCTATGAAAGCCTTGGTAAACATCGTTTTTAATGCTGTTGTTGTTTGATTAGTCCAGAACTCACCGGTTCCCTGTCTGTCTCTGAATTCATTTATCGCCATGGCTGCATATCTTAGAGCAAGAGCATAGATAGCAGCTTTTCTTCTGTCATAAATACTTGTTATATTTTTTACAACTGAACTTGTATTAACCACCTCGATGCCTTTCATCTGCCATTAGTGCCGCTGATAAAAAGTTGATTATATCCATAGCCTCAAACCGCGTAAGCAATTCTTTCCCCGGATGCGGGTTCGGTATGTACTCGCCTGTTGCTTCAGGAATAATATCATCCGCTTTTTTTTCAGCCTTTGGATCCGGAATATTTATACTCATGATGTTTCCTCGTTTATTACAAACAATGATATGCCAGCGCTGTTTCGTTGGTCAAACTAAGTAACCGGCTCAGCATCAGCTATTTCAGCGTCAGTCAGCGGCGCTTGGTATCCAATAATACCGCCAAACTTTTTTAATGGATCAACAGGACCAATTTTCCAAGACCTTCCAATAGCTTCAAAAATATCCCCCCGTTCAATATCAGCAAGATGATCTGTTAAGATAAAACGCTGCAGATTAGTCGAGAATCCAGCAGACCCAGGGGTAAGAGAGCCCGGCTGCCTTCTTTCGTGTGATATTCTAACTTTATAGTTATGCTCTTCAGGAGTGCCAAACGGATCCGGTACCATTCCACCAAAACCGTTATCAACTAACGGTTGTCTAATTATTATAATGTTTTCAGGAGACTCTTTTATTATTTTTTTAACGCCGTCCCTTGCCTGCTTAAGATTCTGGTTCATAGCAATCCGCCTGCAATCTCTGGCTGCGTAGTGTATCCTATCCTGCCAGTGTTTGTTCCTGCATCAGAGTCTTTATCTTTTTTACAATCAGCTGCAAGGTCTCGATAATATAAATAAACATCACGCAAGCGCTGATATTCTGTAACTTCACTCCCGGCAGTTGATCGAACAAGCCCAAGCTGTCCAAATAATTTACGTGAAATAATATGAAAAGACCTACATATAGCATTCTCAAGGCCAAGCGTATCAATTAGTTTTTTATAAACAAGATTAGAATAAAAAACTTCAACAAGTTCATAATCTGCTTCTGTTGCTCCTGTCAATTTTTCAGTAGCAAAGAACCCTCCGACCGCTGTAACATAATACGCTGTCTGCGGTTGGTGAGCAGCGGGAAGATCATCCATTTCAGCAACTTCTATAAGATCGTTATATCCTTGCGGATCATTTATTGACAATCGTAATTCTTTAACATCTTCTAAACTCATTTAATACCCCGCCTCCAGTATACATCAGTTTTTTTATATTTGACAATATGTTTTATTTATAGTACTATTTCCATGCACACTTGGTCTTTTCTTGTTCTCCTACCTTCGCCCTGGGGCCCACTCCTCCCCGGGGCCTTTTTTATTTAATTCTAAATACATAAAGATAAGGCTCCCAAAAGAGGGAGCCTTATATTTAATTATTTAATTCTAAGAATCTGACGGCAGAGTAACTTCAACAATAGCACCGTATCCAGCACCAAGAGCAGTACCATCAGCACTAGAACCAAGAAGCAACCGGTCAAACTCTGTCTGAACATTATACCAGGCGCGTTCTTCCTGGCTAAGCTGCAGAACACTTCCGGCTCCGGTTTCAAGTGTAAGCGGTCTCTTGTTAAGAACCCATCCGTAAGTACGAGGTACAAACATATAACAGGTCCCCTGAGTAACACCAGGAAAATTAAGAGTTTTCAAGCCCCAGCTAAAACCGTTCGTTATGCCCTGGTCGTATTCGATTATCTGAGCAATCGGAAGACCAGTCATATTCATAGTGCTAACTAAACCGGAACCGCCTCCGCTCATGAGCTGACCACGAATGACGCGTTCAATGTTCCATGTATCAGCGCTATTGCAAAGAATAGCAATACTCGGAACAGCAATAGGCCGTTCAGTCAAAGGATCTTTAAGTCCGCGAAGTTTCTCTATTGCTTTCCTCAAAGTGTTGTACATCTTAGCGTCAAAAGTTGCATCTGCTGTTGAATCTGCAGCCTGTTTCTGGCTTGCAACAAAACTTGCACCAACTATTTTACCGATGGTACGCGCATTACGCATGTCAGTATACGCATCTGCAACGGCCTGGTTTACCTTAGTCAAGCTATGCAAGTCGTTAAACAACAGGTTTTTAAGACTTGTCTTCCAGCCAATTGCACGTATTGCGTGGGTAACAGTTTCAACGGATCCTAATTTCTGTTCAATAAGATTTACACTGTCATTCGCACCGCTTATCACGTCGAATTCCCCACGGTAGGGCAGGATATCCCGAAGATTAACATCCTGAGCGTAGCCGAGATTAGTTTCCTCGCGTGCTATCACAGATGTAAGATCCCCAGCCTCCTGGTATCTGCGGGTAATGTCAGTGAACACCTTGCCAATAAGGTCCGACAAAACGGAAGCCTCAGGAGCCTGTGCGGCATTCATAACCGGTTTTATAAGAGCCGATTCATCCATGTTTTTAGCACGATGCTGAAGCTCACCAATTTCGCGCATCAACCGACGGTTTCCAGCGGAATTCTGGTAATCAGTATTAGTAAGTTTTACATCGGCACTTACTAATACCTTCGGTTCTTTAGCTGCGAGGTTAGATCTTGCATCACCGGAAAATACAGCCATCTCAGTTGTGTGCTGGTTTTTCAGACGCTGTTCAAGCAGCGTTTCTCTGTTAATAATTTTAGGCATACTTAAACCTCCCTTAGGTTGTCACAAGGACAGCATAACGCCGCTTTTCAACTACGATCATACCATTAGAGTCTTTGACTTCAATGAGATAACCCCATAAATAATAATCCGCTGTTTCTATGTCTGAAAAATCACCGGCAGCAGGATTAAAGTAAACAGGCTGACCGACAGCATCAAAGGTATCTTCGCTGGAAACAAGGTCCTCTATCTGACACTGAACACCCTGTTCAACATGGAAAGATCCAACCTCTCCCTTTTTGATATCTTCATCTGCTATCGCGGCAAATGGACCAACAACGGTGGCCTCGTACTGATCAAGATCAGCGTCGGTATCATTTTCAAACCGTATGTGATCGTTCTCTTCACAGTTAATATAGACAATTGCCATAGAAACCTCCTTTAATATTCAACAAGCTTATTTTCGCCTGCAGCCAAGGTGTTTTCCCTGGTTTCGATTGTGTTGATCTCGCTGTTCGGATCAGCCATTTCACCCGCAAGTCTCTTGCAGATAGTAGAGTTTTTGACACCTTCAATCTGTTTTTCAAGATCTTCGCCGACTGAGTTTTTAGGAATTCTTTCTTCTGCGTATTCGCGCACAAGATTTAATTCCTTGCCGTTTTCTACTTTAGAAGCGCCGAAGGCTTCAGTCAGTGCAACACTGCGTTCTGATTTTGCCAGCTCTTCTATCCGTTCCCTGTTCGCTTTTATTTCAGCAACGGGATCTTTAACGCCGAGTTTTTCGAGTTCGTTAACTACCGATAGCGCATTTTTATGTACATCAGTAATAAAACGATCAGCCTGATTTAATTCCTTTGCAATTTCATCAAGCGTAAGTCCGTTCTCACGGCGTATCGCTTCAAGCAATTCTGCTTTATTCATACGTGCCCCCTGTTTCTTGGCCGATTCGGCCTTGTCTATCATTGATATGAGATTTGCGATAGAGGGTTCACCATCCGGAGCGCGGGAGACAATACGCCTCAGCGCGGTCCGTACAACTTTGCCGTTTCGGATAACCTCATTCCCATTATCTAATATATCATAATTCCCATTTTCAATAAGGGCCGCTGCCTCTTCTATGTCAAAATTATATGAAGAATTAACAGCCTGCTTCATTGCGCCAGCACCATATTCAACAGCGTCATTTCTTTCATATCCTTTAGACGCTGTAAAAAATAAAATTTCATTTCCTTCTTCATCTACTTCTACTTTGTATTCAGGATAAGTAACAAGCGAAAAATGAACTATGTTTGCCTGTGCATCTCGAATTAGTCCAGCGTTAGAATCTGAATCACCATCACGCGGTATGTAAATTCTAAAATGAGCTGTTCCAGAACCATCACCGTTTTTATCAAGACGTCCACCAACTGTATATAAGTCACTCGCTGGCCTTGATTCCCAAGTATGCCCGCGTTTAGTGCCAGGTATAGGACGGTCTTTTGTTACGTTTAAAAACGATTCAAAAAACTCTTCAGCGTAAATACCGCCAGTTCCTTTCGCCGGGTATTCAATCGACTCAATTTTAAAATACGGTTTTTCATCACCTTTCGTTAATGATTTATATTTTTCGTCAGGCAATAAAACAGGTACTGTTTCTACAGCAGGAGTATCATTGTCTGAGCTGTAATTCAAATAGACTAAATTTCTTTTCATAAAAACCGCCTTCTCATAATAACCCATATAACTGCGTTTCTGTCAACCCTAAAATTATGCCGCTGCCAGATATACATCACTATACCACCGATCAATGTAATTGACATTATCACCATCAACCCATTTTTTAAGATCAGATTCAAAACTATTAAGATCCATAAGCACCGGTCTAATGCTGCAAGAACAATTCGGATGTGGATACCCCGGAATATTACTATAAGAATAAGGACCACCAGCGGCAAGCTTTTCACATTCACACGCCCATTGTTGTCTACCTGTTTCTAATATCCAGTTATACATACCAGTTGCTGCAGGATTAAGCCGTCCAGCATCAGCATCTGCTTGCTGTAAACTTGCGTATAACTCAGAGCGCACTAAACGCAATGCTCTAAAGTCAACTCGGTTCCCTATACGCTTAGTAAATTCTCTTGTGCCTCTTTCTAATTTTTCATAGCGCTGTACAAGAGCAACTTTCCCATCTTTTGTATAAACCTGAATATCACGGGCAATCTTTGTTATATCGCGCCCCTGTGCTAGCCCGGCTGATATAACATCCTTAATAGTGTCTTTATAATTTTGACCGATGCGCCAGATTCTATCTGAAAAAGAATAACCATCCTGATATATTCTGCCAACCAAAGATTCAATAACTTTATTGTTTAAATTATTATAAACACTTTTAATTCCTTTTTTTGTTATGAAATAAGCAGCATCAACTTTGACAACAGCGTCGGTAATATATTTTTCGTGAATATTAGCACGCGTTTTTGTTCCAGATAAAACCTTTGATTTTATTTGTTCATCGAGTGCTTTTCTAATTTCAGCGGCTGATTCAGAAAGCTGTGATTCAATGTTTGACCACGACTGAATAGTTAAAGAAGACTGCCCGGCAAACTCGGCTTCCAGTACTTTAGTCGCTGCGTCCTTTGCGGCTTGTAGATAAATACGCCGAAGTGCGGTCATTGCTGACTGTGTAAGTCTTGGAAAATCTTTTCGAGTTTGCCGGTACAGCCTTATGTATTCAGCTTTTGTCATTATTGCTCTTCATTGTCATCATCAAGGTTTCGATCCCCTGGCTCATCCATGACTTCAAAATAATTTGCATTTGTCCACTGCTTATGACCGCCCATGTCAGATAAGCCGCGTTTGAAATTATTATAGTCATCTTCAGTCGCTTCCGGATACATACCAAGCCATAACTTGTGCAGCTGTTCTTTAGTAAGAGAAGCAGTGCCGACTATTGCAGAAACGCCACGGGCAAAATTCATAAAAATAGTTGAACGCACTTCATCGGAAACCGCGTCGAGCTTGTTCCATTTAATATCTATTTGCGGAATTTCAGAACGAAGATTAACAGCAGCAAGAATGCGCAACGAATCAGTGAACAGCTGAATATATGGTTCTCGTTTCTGCGCTTGTTTTTCTTGCACATATTTTATCAGCGCTTCCATATTTTCTTCGACGCTTGCGCGGTTGCCTTCAGTCTTTAGCCCCCAAGCTATTTCGGGAACACCTGAAGCTTCAACAATTTTTCGGAATATATTTTTAAGCTTCTGATCGTATGCTTCATAAGCCCGATCTGGGAAAACAAATTCTGTTGACTCTGAGTCTTTTATATTATAAATAAAATCTGTCTTTGAGATATCAATATCAAGAATACTATCGAATCCGTTATTATCAAGCCACGTCTTAGCGTTACTTGATCCCTCTTGGATCCACTTGACCGAAAACTTAGCCAGCATCGTAGACCATGCAAGATCTATATCATGATAGTTTTTAAAGTCCGGCAAAACACGCTCATAGTCTGAATGTCCCCTGGTTTCTCCGGCATCGTTATTATTTGAAAAAGGAATAGGCATAATCTCAAGCGTATTACGGCTGCTTTTATCTTTCAAAGATGCATTGATATTCTGCGCACCTTCCCATGTGATTGTTGTTTTTTCACGTGTATATGATTTTTTACGAGTGACATTTGCCGTTATCCCATGGCCGGTACTAACTTTAATTTGTTCTTTTGTAATTATTTCGACTATTTCACCGGTATCAATATCTTTCAAGATATCAGTGACAACATCATCGCGAATAAACTCCCATACAAGATTATTTATTTTTGCAGACCATTTCGGGAATACCCAGATTGTACCTTCCCTGTGAGACTGCACGTGTATTTGTTTTAGATCTTTTGTAAACTCACGCACAAGGCCATCAAGTAACTCTTGATAAAAATCATCGTCAACTACATCGGGCGTTGGCAAACCCATAAACCAAATAGGGACAGCAATAGGAGCAAAGGCAAGACCGCCTGCAAGCTTGAGACCTGGATAGGTATTATGATACAAGCCTCTTGTTAACTCAGTATTTGCCTGGAGCGATTCCGTAAAATCAACTATCCCGCAATCTCGACGCGGCTGCTTCGTTACATTGTTGTTGTCTATATTATCTTTTGGTTTAAACCATCCAAATGCCATAGGCCCCCCAAATATTCATCAAACTCGGCCGGGTTTATTATTCCGTTGCCGCTCATAGGATAGGGCGTAAACTCAGAAAAAACAAGCCCGGTATCATGCACCATAAAATCAATGCGTATATAATCCCATTCTTCAGATAATTTTTTAGATATATAAATTATTTCTTCAATACGGCTATCTATTTTTTCTTGACCGATTTTACGTTTGTTGTATTTAATTGGCAACGGATCTTTTAAGTCATCAAGTAAATAGGTTGTAATATCTTTTACATCATGATTTTCATATCGATAAATCTGAACCGTTTTTGGAACACCATGAAAACAATCGAGCCTATAAACATTAGGCTCATTTTCAAGAAGAGGTTCTACTAAAATACGGGGCGTTACTTGCGAATATCCCCATTCGCCTTTTTTCTGGCCATAAATATTTTGAAACCATTTTTCAGGAATATTATTTTGAGTCATGCCAAGCGATAAAATTATGTTTTTTCCGCTTGCTGCAGTATGCTTTGCTATCGCTGATATCCATGTCTGCCATTTATCACCAGGATTAAAAACTCGATACGGCAAAATATATTTAAGCCCGATTTTTTCTTGCGCATATTCCCTGGACGCGACTTTATCGCAAGCCATCACTAAAAGATCGTTGCGCTGATTATATTTTCTCCATCGAACTTTTTCCATCAAGCCCATGTGTTCGGTACCCTCGGCCTTTGTTTTTCTATTTTCCATTTTTTCTGCAACTCTTCTAAATTAACATCAGCATATTTATACCATTCATTCATAGCTTTTTCATATATGCCATCAGGCTTTTTATTATCTAATACTAATTTTCTAAGCTCAGCCTTGATATGTATAAAAATAGTTTCATCATTTATCTTATCCCAAAAAAAATCGGTTGCGTTCCAAACGATAGGATCCAGTTTAAGCAGCTTGCATTCAGGATATCCCTTGTCCATCATGCGCCCGAAGGCCCGCTGATTCTGACCTTGCCATCGGCTGTACTTATGGAATTCAGACGGGGTTTCCAAAATTATTTTATTATTATCAACCCAGGTCACCATGAAATTACGAGCTGCAGCCGTTGGCTTGGCAAAAATAATCCCGCCGTTCATCGGCGTCTTGCTTTTATTATTTACAGCATATGCAATGTCAAAATCATACTGATCTATTTTTCGAGCGTCTCCAACTGCTAACATATCACAGTCAGCAAGACAGACGGTCTGTTTTGAAAGCATCACATATTCAGCCCATTTTTTTAATTTTATCGTATTAGACTGCTGAACCCAGGTTAAATGATAATCTCGGCTCTGGTCCGGCAACACTATTTCATCAAATAAAACACCAGGCATATTTTCAGAACAAGATTTTTTAAACGCATTCATCAACCGAGTATATTTATCGCCTGTGTATCCCCCGAACCGAACTGAACATATTTTCATGAATTCCTTCTTTGTCTCATTTGTTCTTTAATATCATTAGGTATAGAAGCACCCGCACCAGCTAATAAAATATAACCGGCTGATAAATTATCAACACCATCATCATGTTGCTTCCCTGTCCCGTCAAAGTTCATTATTTCATCAAGCCATTCGTCACACCAGTCGCCCCGGACTACATGTACATGTCCAGGGGATTCGAAAATTGGTTCAAGGGGCGTCGCCCTTACCGTCTTATCTCCGGATATCGGGATCTTTTCCCATGCGATATCAGGAACTGCAACGCGTAAATATTCAAATGCGTCTTTTGAATCAAGAGAAGATTCAACAGCCTGTCTTGTAAAGTGCCCGTCTTTTTTTGCGTGCAATTTTATTAGTTCATCTCTTTTTGTTGCTCCCTCTCTTGTCCTGAACCGATGCTTTATCCAAAGATGAGGTACTGGATCATTTGGGCGTCGTTCAAATGCCATCAACGTGCCGCTTGTCCAGTCTGGATCGTCTCCGGATCTTTGTTTAGCAGTATGTGCTAAGTCCCAAACGCGGGCCCATTTTAGAGTTGTTGGACTCGGAACATTTTTATCATCGAACGCGTGCCAAATTATTCCATCTGTTGATAGTATACCGCCTTCGCGCGGTCGTGGGTTGCAATCAAATAATGCAGCAGAAGAATATCTCCCAAGTGTTGCGTATTGAGATTTATACCATTCTTTTGAATATCGTTCTTCAAATAAATATTCACCTGTATATTTTTCAGGCTCTTTATAATCACGGGCTTTTGCAGAAAACCTCATTATTTCGAATTGTGGGAAATCAGAATTTTCTTTCATCTCTTTTTCTATACGGCCGGAAACATCATCGTAATGCCATTGAGTCGCCAACACAATAACTATACATGCCGGTGCCCTTCGAGTCATAAAATCATCAGTAAACGCGCTCCAGGCTGAATCACGCTGAACCTTGCTTTCCGCTTCTTTACGTCCTGCAAAATAATCATCAAGAACACCAAGCGCAAAACCGTTACCCGTAAGCCCCGATTGAAGACCTGAAGCATAAAGTTTTCCGCCTGTCGGTTGTTTAGTTGTTTTGTCAACAATTACCCATTCATTTTTTTTATTAGTTTCTTTTGACAATCCGATAGATGGATAGAGAGTATTGAATCTTGCTGATCTAAAAATATTCCGACCAAAGGCGGCGAAATTAGTCGCTAAGTTAGCTTGATAAGAAACTTGCATTATCTCTTCTTCTGGAAACTCACCGAGAAAATGGGGCCCAAGATAACGAGAAACGAGGTCTGATTTTCCAGAACGCGGATGTACATTGATCAGCAAATATGTCGATTTTCCATTTTTGAAATCATCAAAGGCTCTATCTATTCGTTCACAAATAGTACGAGTATGAAAACCGACTATAAGTGGAGAATCTTTTTTTCTCCAGCAGTAATCAATAAAATTAAGGTGCCTATCTTTCGCGAGCATTTCATCAAGTTCTTTCTCTTCTTGTTCTGTCAGACTCATGTTTTTTTCACCAGGGATGATATTCTACGTTTACGTTCTTCTCTTGATATCCGCTCTTCTTTATCAGCAGCAGGAGATTCATTATCAGAAAGTATAGCAAGATATTTACCGAGTAGTTCCAGGGCTTTTGTTTTAGACTCAAACTTAATAGACCGTCGTTCATGTTGAACACCAATAGTTTCAGAGACTTCATTGATTGCGTATGCAGTATCATTGTCGACTTCTTCAGACGAGATAAGTTTAAAGTTTTTTCCATTCCATTTAGCAGCTTTTCGAATATCGGCACGGGCAATTTTAAGAACTGATTGGACCCATTCGAGAGTTATTTTATCAGTGTCAGAAAGTAGTGATTTAATGCGTTTGTTTAAATATTCTTTTAGTTTTGAGATCCTATCTTTTCGGCTGTTTTTTTTGAGTATCCAGCAGCTATTGCTGCCTTTGTAGCGTTAAATCCATTTTGTAGATATTTTTCGCAAAATATCTTTTGTTTTAATGTCATAGTACGATTAGTATAAACCTGCATCAATAAAATATCAACAGCTTAGTAAAAATAGAACGAAAAAAGTGAAAAATGAAAAAACCTTATGAGATTTTAGAGATATTTTAGATTTTTGATATAAAAATAAGAAAATCTGCTACATCTGCTCATGCCAATGTAGCAGTTTTGAGCGGATTTTGAGCGACTTATTTCTATATATAACAATGATTTACAAGAAAAAAAACGGTCTGCTACATATTCTACAAAAAAAACACGAGCTATATAAAGAGTAAGAAAAATATATAAATTTACATAAATTCATATAAAAAACGTCAAAACGAGAAGAGGGCTAAATTCATGAGCGGATGTAGCAAACACATAATAATAATAATAATAATAATATAAATATATATAATATATATAGTTATAAGTTCTTATTTTTGCTCAAAATCCGCTCAAAGTTGCTACACGTGCTACATGGATAATTACAGAGAGACTCAGCGGCTTGCTCACCCGCTCTTGTCTGTGCCCCTCTGTTTTTTTTATAAAAAAGACGTTTTTTCAGCTGAATTCCCTTGACATATACACCCGATGGGTGTATATTATAGATAGATCAAGAGCAAGGAGTGACGAGATGACATTGATTCATACAAGCCCGGTTAAGATAGAAAAAATTAAAAAAGAATATGGAAGCGGTGTTTTTGAAGATGTATTATTTTTTTCGACTGATGTTTATTGTATGACTAGCTCAAATACTGTCTATGAATATCACGTTGAAGTAGAAGAAAATGAAATCATAAGAGCCCGCGAGCTTGAAGACTATTATGACACCAGATAAATTTAGCAGATAGCTTTGATTCTATCATTGATTTTGATGATGCATATGATTTGATAGCAAACTATAAAGAAGCATACGACTATGAAAGCCCTGACTATGAAGAGCTTGCAAAATTAAGCTGGACAGTACAGAAAGTGCAAGCTCAGCTTGCAAGTAAATTTGGTTTTCGTTTTGTAGAATCAAGAGACGAGCAGGGTACTGTATATGCCGGGGCAATGACTGGACGTGAAAGC